CCTGAGGGCCAGACCATTCCTCCACCACCCGAAGGGGCGCAGTTACCTCCACTCGAAGTAAGACAAGACATCAAATGCGTCGAGTTATTAGCAAACCAACGCTCAAATCCCGCTGCCGGATTCGAAGGTGCAGCCTGCTCAGCCTCGTCGTGATAACCTGTAGGTCCGACAGCAGATACAAGTGGCCCTGTTGGAGAGGAAAAAATTTGAAACGGATTTCCTGTTGAAGAAGCATAAAGGTTCAGATTGTTCGGATAAAACGTGTTGGATAGTTTGAATGTCTGACCTTTATTGTCAGTCAGAGTACCAGTCGTGACGCTCAATCCCACTTGGCGCTTGAGACCAGTACAATTACCGTCAGAAGTCGAACAGTTGGCATCGAGGGCAAGGACGTTGCCTTCAGTAAGGAAAGCGTAGTAATTGTTGCGTAAAAAGACGTTCTGTATAAAGCCACTCTGTCCAACTTCCTTCACGAGTGTATTGTCAGCGCCGGTTGGTGTGTCGGCGGGATCGACATGCTCGATAGAGATTTGTGTTGAGCCGTGCGTTTCCGCGGTTTCATCGAACGTGAATATCGGGCCAGGAATAGTTTCGGGGAATACGCCAGAACCATCTACTTTCACAAATCCCATTACGTTCGGCACGTCATCGATGAATTGCAAGCCGCCGCCATAGAAGAACGGGCCTCCCGTAAAAGAGATGTGGTAGCAACCTTCGAAATTGAAAGTGGGCATTCCCGATGCGGGATTCTGATAGAAGCCTCCGCCGTTGAAGATGTAGTTGTAGCTTGAAGCCGCGCCGTTTCCGTATATGCGGCAATCGACATCAAATCCTCCGGCGTTCTGAGTCCCGGCATAAACACCATCGAGTGTTATGTAGTTCGCAGCTGGGTCGAACAGAAAGCAATCGCCTGGACAGCCGTACACGTCCAAATGACTAAATCTTGTATGTTGCTCGGCATGAATTTCCGGCGAAGCGCCTGTAGGAACTATTAGCGCTGTTTGGAAAGCTCCTCCGCTTGTTCCGCCGAAATCATAACTGTAGACCGCGCCGAAGTCGATTGGCTGTCGCGAGGCGATTGCGCCATCATAGGAAATCTTCACAGTGTCGCTTGAATGAGGACTGGTCGTTGGAAACAGTAAAGTCTGTACGTTGTAATAACCCGTAGGAGCAACGACAAGACCACCACCACCCGTTCCGGGAAGCGTATTCGCCGCAGCAAGAGCTATGGCTGTATTCCAACCAGCAGAATCCTCATGTTGAACCGTCACTCCAGACGCCGTTGTAGAAGCAACATTAGCGACGACAAGACTCGTCGTTCCCGCGCCACTCAGAATACTTGTCACCAGAATACCATTAGTCGCCAGAGGTGGAGGACTTGCTGGAACGTTCTGTGGACAGCTGTTCGTCTGACCGTAGTCAGTGAATGTCGGGCTAACAGATGACGCTCCGGGTTGATTAGCAGGTCCGACGCAAGCCCAAGCTCCCGCGCCGATCTTCTTATAGACAGCGTACATCTTCGCGCCTGTTAGATAATTCCAACTAAAACTAAGCCCGACCTGAGGCTGTCCTGTGACAGAAGGGTTGGCATTTGAGATTGTGACAGGCGAACTAGCCGCGCTCGTGCCGTTGTTCGCATCAACGCCAACAACCTCGTAGCTGTAGCTAGTCGAGCCAGCATTGAGCGTGATCGTCGCGGGACTAGCAGAGTTGTAAGAGCCGCCGGGTCCAGGACAAGATGCAATTGGATAGGTAAATGTCCACTGGTTCGTAACCGTAATCGTCGCGGTGATGTTGTATTGGCTCAGAAGATTATTATTCGCATCTCGACCGTTCGCAATCGTGACACTCTCACCACTCGTCAAACCATTCCAACCGCGAGTAGTAGCTGTCGCTGTAGTTCCTGAGCAAGTTAGTCCAACTGCACTCTCAATAGGATTCGCAGCAAAATCGAGATACGGAATTTTAGTCACTTGAGAAACAGCAAGTCCAGTTGGAGCAGAGAGCGTCGATAACGGGCCGCAACCATAGACCGCAATTCCCTGACCATTAACAAAATCGATCGCACCAGTAAGCGACACAGAAAAAGTCCCATTACAGTTTCCGGTAGTTACTTGCGCACTACCAGAAGCACCGTAGCAGGTTGGGTCGTAGTAGGGCCTCGGACCTTGGAAGCAAGTGTTCGCGAAGAATTGAGTAGGTCCTGTGACTGTACCTCCGTTGAAGATTCCTCCACCCAAAGAACTCCACGTACACGCGGCAGAGCCTGCGCAGACTCGACTCGAGTCGATAGTCGTGTTGTAGTAGATTGAGCCTAGAGAGGCCCCGACGATCTCCGCGTCTGTATAGGCCACGACGGGAGGAGTCGCGTTCTGAAAGTTAATTCTTATACTCGGTGGAGAGATCGTCACCGCTTGTGGGGATACTGTCGATACTACTACGAAGCTCTGCTGACAAGCCCACGTCGCTTGTGGACAGACAGTAATTGCCCACTGAGTCTGAGAAGGAAGAATATTCGCGTTTGCAGGAAGCGAGATACTTGCCGTTCCAGACGAGCTCAGAGTACCACGCTGAGTCGCAACGCTACCTCCGCCAGAGGTGACAGTAAATGACCCCGTCGGAGGAGGAGCACCAGGACTCATTTGAAGAACCGCCGACCAGGTTCCATTGAACCACGCTTGATTGTCAGGGGTGTCTATGACAGTTAAATTGACAGTCGTCTGCCCTAGAGTCACAAGGGGGAAACTTGCAATCAGTCCCCCAAGGAGTACAATCAAAAAACCGGCAATCCAGAGTCGTTTGGTCATATCAATTGCTCTTGAAAATTGAAACGTCCATTCCGCTGCTTGCTCCAGAACCCACTGGATCAGCTGCTATTATTGTGTAATTGGCTCCAGAACCCCCTTCGGTTTCCAACGCAAACGTGACGACCGCACCATTCGAATAAGTCACTGGAGTCACGAGCCCCTGCGATGCTCCAGTTGCATCGGACGTTTGCCCGTTGACATGAACAAATCGAAAATTATGACTTCCATCGTTCACCCAAAACGATATTTGCGTGTTTGTAGTAAGGGTGACCTCTACATTCCAGTTAATTAAGGCGCGGCAGGGACAACCCGTAGAAGGCATCGTGCAAGAAACCGACGCACCCAATGCGTTCACAATGCCAGAGTTGCCTGACACATTCCCGCTCATCGAAACTGGCGTGCAATAGACCGATATCGCTGGCGTGGGTGGTCCACCGTCTTTGATATGCGTCGCATCAGCCCAAAGCACAGTATCCCCAGGCGTTACCGCTCCGGTGATACGTGGCACAACGGCGAAGGCATCACCGTGATAGCTGCACACAAGAGCTTGTTGGGTGGAGTTTCCCCCGCACACATCCCAGCCAGAGCCCCATGTGCTCGTTGCATTGGAAGACTGCTCCTGAAAATCGATTCCGTTCGGAATGCTCGTGTGTCCGGTGAAGGCGTTAAGAGCCAGATTTCCAAACGGATCAGCGCCGATGGATGATAGATGCTGAACTCCGCCGCTGTCGTAATTCAAAAAATAGCCGTATTGCGAGCCGACTGCTGGCCCGGAATAAACAGTTTGCGATCCGAGTAGAAAGCCCAAAGAAGCCACGCCATCCGAGGTTCCGAATCCCACATTCCACATTCCGGTTGCAACCGCTGGATTCTGCCATTCAACGCGAAAGCCATAGCCGGTATAGATGGTTCCGTTGTCGGTAGTACCATTGCCAAAATTAGCTTGCGCGACAAAGCCGTAAACTCCCTGAGATGCGTAGGCTGAATTGTGGTTTGGCGCGTTGACTAGAGCCACGCCGCCAACGGGATGAGTTCCTGTTAACCCCGGTTGATCGCCCGCTGACATTACGAGTCCGTAACAGCGCGCATTATTCACGGTGATATTGCAATTTGATTCGAGTCCGTGCTCAGGTGATCCGGTATTCGTATTGGTATGAGTATTCGTACCTACAACCGCTGGTGCGTTTGTTGTTGAGAAATTTTGCTGAGCTGTATAGTTATTCGTGACTCCAAGAATTCCTGAACCCGGCGCAAGCGTTCCCGTATTTCCTGACCCAGTTATTCCATTATTAACAGTCAAAAGCCCAGAGATCGTCACAGGACCTGATGGGTCTATTGGTGCTGTGTATATAACCACACGACTCGTATAGCCAGTCGAAGAAACCGTCACAACATAAGTCTTTCCACCGGGAACCCAAAATGAGTAGTTTCCACTGATATCCGCGTTAAAAGGATTCGGCTGCAAACAGGATGTGTCAACCTCGCTTGAACACAAAGGAACCGTCGGCGTACAGGGAATCCCTGTTGCGTTCACGGAGCAAACAGTAATCAGCGCGCCCGAGAGAGGAGTCGTGTAGTTGAGATTACCAAGCGCGCTGACCTGACTCACTGCACCGAGTGCGATGTCGTGAACGCTCGCGTTCTGAGCTTTCGCAGAGAGGCAAGTAAGAAAAAACAGAAAACTTCCGAGAAGGAGCTTTTTTGTCATATTAGATAATGAAAAGACTCACCGTCGCTGTCGTCGTGCAGCGAAGTGTTATCTGAGTTTTAGTCGCCACTATTGACCCTGTGTAGACGTCGCCTACTTGATTCTTCGTCATCACGATATATCCGACCGGGATACGACCGAGATTATGCGTGATGGTCTGGTCCGCATTAGCAACAGCGAACGTAACCGTCTGCCAGACACCAGAGATATTGTCGGCATTTGTACCGTCACCAAAGCCGAGGTTTCCGTTGATGACGTTCGCGAGATTTCGGTAAATTTTCTGAAGCATCTGAAAGAACAAACTTCCTTGTTTCTGCAAAGTCTCAACAGTAGCCGGAGTAAAGCGTCCCACACCCGATGAGACACCGGAGAAGTCGAGATCGGACACAACACGCATTAGTTATCCACCGCTCCGCCGCGCTGCTCACCACCGATATCGTACATCGGACAGAACTCAACAACAGAACCAGGCTGACCCGCGGGAATGGAAACCTTCCACTGAAGCCTCAGCCCGGTGATAGAAAAGTCCAGAATGTAGTTCAGTACATCACCACTCCCCGTACCGAGGGTACAAGTCTTCGTTTGCGAGATATTCTTCTCGTTCGACATCGTCACGGTGTAGGTCGTCTCACCCTTATCCTGCACAGACAGTCGATACTTTTTGACTGTGTGTTTGTGTCGTCGATCGCCGAAGATCAACTTACCTGATGTAATCGTCACGGGCTGTTCAGAGTAATTCGAAAAGTCGACGTAGCCTGCAACGCCGTTGCTGAAGCCAAGAAGAAAACCATCAAACGGATTATTCTGCAAAAGCGTCGCCGGTGTCCAAGATTGTGACTGAATCGTTCCAATAAGCTGAGCGATCGTTACAAGACTGTTCTTGAAGAAGGCTCCGACCGAGGAGATCATATTGGCGTATGTAAAGACCGTCCAGTTGCCTTCGTCAAAGTTATAGACCCAAACTGAAACTCCAGGAATAACGAGCCAGTAGGCACGAAAAGGATTTCCTGCAATCGAGTACGTCACGAAGCCATAAATCGTTTGGGGATTGGCCGTGACAACATCGGCAAGAATTCTTGTTCGAGCACCAGTTCTCTTCGCGCCACTTAGCGGCCTGTCACCAATAGGCTCAACCGAAGAGCCGTTGAAGACATAGACATTGTCGATTCCGAGATAAACCGCGTACTCAACACCCTCGTCGTCGAAGTGATCAAGACTGAAAGGAGCAATCGTTCCTTGACTCGCGTTGATAATAGGAATAAACGCAAAAGGAGCCGTTCCGATTCCTGTCGGGATAATCTGTACGATACCCTGTTGGTGAAACCCAAAGCCGTACTGACCAAGCTTCAAGAGCCCATTTATCGGGCCGAGGTTGTTGACGAGCTTGTTTGTCCCAGAAGAAAATGACGTCCAATCTGTCGGGTCACCGATACCAGACCACTGATAAGTCTGATTCGCATTAGGACTAACAACCATCAAATGATCGCCGATCTCAGCGATATACGACGCTATCGGGGCGCTCGCTGAGGTCTGGTTGTAGGTCGCGGAGATTCCATCCCATTCCCAAATTATATCTGCTCCCTGACCGAAGCAGAGCTTTTGATTCAGAACGTCCCAAGAAAACAAATTGTTCGATGCTGTAAAAGCCGGTCCTGTAATCTGATTCCAACTACCACCCACGAACTGAAGCAAACGCGTCGGCGTAATTACGCACTGGATGTGAGTACCATTCGCATTGTAGAAATCTGCGACAGCCTGAACAGGCTCATTCGCAGGAGCGGGAAACGGTGGCAGAGCTGTAAAGCCGGGCCTCGATGTCGCTGCACCGAGGCGAAGAATCGCATTACGACAGTCTACGAAGCCGATCTGTTCGATCTCTGTAAGAGGCAACTCACTCTGCACCCCACCGAAAGGTCCAGTAAGAGCAGTTTCAAAAAGCTCCTCGGAGCGAGATTCCGACCTGTCTTGAAGATTCGGCATTAGCCTAGAAACTCCAAGCGAAGATTCAACGAGTACCGAGGAGACCCAAACACACTAATAAACTGCGTGTTGTATTGGATATTCGTCCCTGCACTCGCGAAGAAGTTAAAAGAGCTGTTCGTTGATTCAGACCCTACGGGTGTCACAGTCGCAAGAGCCATTCCAATTGACTGCGACGAGATTCCGTTGTTCCAGGTTATAATCGTCTCGATACTTCCAGAAGCTCCGGCGGTCGTGACCAGACAATCAGCGCAGACTCGATAAATTCCAGACGTTGGCACAGCGTAAAGAGTCGTTAAAGGAATCGCTGCGCTTTGTCCGTTGAGTCTAACCGAAGCAGAACCGAGTAACGTAGTTAAGATAAAAGTATTCGTAATCTCAACCCAAGCTGAGCCGGACCATTGAAAGACCTGTTGTGTGTCTGTCGCGAAGTACAGCAGACCTGTCCAGTTCGCTGGTTGAATGTCAGCTCCAGGATTCCACCGATTAGCGAGAGGTCCGCTAATCAACGCCATGCGCTGCTGAACGTTCAGCGCAAGGTTCCTCAAATCCTGACCAAGCAGATTTGCTGCTTGTGTGTCAGGAGGTTGAGTAACGTCGTAGTTATTAGTTGGAGCCAATTAAAGCTCCCGTCTCAGGATCGACCTGACGAACCCTGTCGTCGTCGAGCCTAATCATCTTTGGGTCTTTCGAATGTGTCACTTCCAGAGGCGTCCCGATATGCGTCTTGACCCAATCGTGTATCTTGACAATCTGTTGATGGCGATTGCTACTATCGCCATCAACAGAGCCACGCGCTGTGAATATACGAACTTCCTTCCCCTCAGAGATATGACGCTTCACGCGCTGTACTGACACAGGAAGTGGCTCACCGATCTCATCAGCCCACTCAGAATACTTCGCGAGCGTTCCGTCAAGATCGACACCATACCAACCCTCATCCTCGCCGGTCAGTATTTGTCTAAGCTCTCGAAAATCTTTAAGTAGACTTTCCGATAAGTCTGTACGATAGCCAAGGCCTCGGACTTTAATCCGCGAGCAAACGTCATAAACCCTCGCGAAAGCCTCGCCAATAGTGTCGCCGAAGGCATTGACAACTCCTAGATGATCGCTGTTTGGGGCTGTGGTGAAGCCGTTTTTGTCGTCGTATTGAACCGCGAACGGGTACAATGACTGAAAAGTTTCGTACTCAAGCCCACCAATTCGCAGGTGTTCTCTGTTGTCCTTCGGAAGTGTCAGCCGGACTCCCGTACCGAAGCCCTCTTTTAGAGCCTGGCCCAACCCCCGAAGATGAGCCATGTCATAAACAAAAGACCCAAAGTTAAAATCGCAAAGAGCGTAAAGAAGAGTCGGCATTGCGTCATAGCCGAACCTCGGTGTGAATTCAAGCCCGTAGATGCCTTTTTTGTTGACAACACAGTTAATGTCAAAAGGCCCGACGTAGTGTTTTTCGCGTAGAGTATTTGTTAACTTTTGTAACGTTTCTTCTACGATTGGGTCTTTGGAGTCGCAGCGCCATACAATATTCCCGGCGCATCCAGCGTCAGGGCCGAGGTCACCGTTCAACGTCGCCTTCTTTTCGAGGGTGTGGTTGAACATTCCCTCGGCCCAGTCCTCACCGTTGAACCAACCTTCAGTGGATACAGCGACACCTTCGATAAATTCTTGTATCACCAACTGAGGCTCAGCGGCTCCAGCCTGACGCTCGAAGTCTTTTAGAGCTGCTAGAGCATCCGCCTCGTCGTGAGCTACATAAGACGGGACGACGCCACTTAACTCTCCTTCCGGCTTCAACACAACCCGCCCGGAATTTTGCGCGAGTCTCTCTACTTTCTTCGCAGCGTCGTCCCATGAACTGACTCGGGTTGACTTCGGAGTGTCTATTTTAACGCTCTGCATCACCTCCTCTGATAGCTCTCTATCTCCTTCGAGTTCATCAGCGAAGCTACTACCACCGAAGGTAGCTACGCCGCTGTCTCGAAGCATATCGAGTAAAGCTCCAAAGTTGGTGCAGTCTGCGATGACGTTTTGGCAGTAGGAATATTTGTCGGCCTTCTGAATCAGACCCTTACAGAAGTCATCTCCCGAAGGGTCCTTAACCCATGTACGAACCTCGTGACCTTCGGCTTCGAGACGAAGCGATAGACCGACGCCGTAGCCATCATCACTAAGAACAAGAAAGCGACTCATGGATAAGTCGTTCCTTTTTTGACCTGAATGTGAATGTGCTCGTTATCCGTATCAGGGTCCTCGATAAAGGCGTAGAAGTGTTCTAGACCGAGATACGCAAGAACCGAGCGCAAAATTCCTTGCTTGTCGAGATACGCCAAAGTCTTCGTATGAAGATCGTAGGCTTCACCTCTATGGTGAGGATCGTCGGGGCCTGAATGTTCGCCGTCCGTACCCGACGTTATCTCAAGATCGTACTCAAGACTCTGCGCCGTCCTGTCAATCGCCGAGAGGATACGAAAACCCCCCGGCGCGATGACAGCGAACTGCACCCCGTCTTTGACTCGAACGACGCCCATTATTTCACATGGACCCTTAGCGTCGTAGGCCCGGCTCCAAGGGTAGCTACCTGAAACCCCTCGAACCAGTTCTCCAAGTTATAAGTCTGAATCTCACCCGCGACCGTTGTCTGGAACTGAGCCCTGACGATTGATTTTCCGTTGCGGTCTTGAATGTCAGCCATCAAAGCTCCCTGCGCGCCAGCAGCAGCTCCGCCGACAACCTCGATGAACTTGATATAGACCTGAGGCTGCCAAAGGACGCCACCACCTGCGGTGTCGATGAACCAAGTCCTTGAGGATAAATCGTTAGCCATTGGCTATCCCTCCCTTGAACCTCGTCGGGAGGTCCGAGAGTTTGATGTGATGTCGCTCACAGTAGTCACGAACGAGAATCTCATGCTCTATACCGTAGCGACGAAACACCCACTCAAAACGGATTATCCCTCCGATAAAGACCGCGGCGGTTACAATGTTACCTAGAGTAACTGTAAAGTCGAAGTGCATTTCTGGCCTCCTTCGACTTTAGTTGAAGTTGTACTCAAACGAAACATCTATACCGTAGAGTCTCGCCGTCCCCGAAGCTCCGGTGGACATATCCCATTCAATCCAAAGGTTGTTATCAGCCAAAAGCAAATAGCCAGGAAGTACAACGCCTGATTGTGGATTGCTAATCGCTTGTTGATTCGCTACGGTGAGCGTATAGTTCGTCACGTAAGGATTCGCCTGCGTAGTAGTCTGAAGCCCGTTCGCTGCGATAGCAACAATAGAAGTAATCGCGTTCGCAGTATTATTTGCGAACTTTGTCAGGGCAATTCCAAATTGCTGCGTCGTAAGAGCCAATCCAGCGACGAGATAAACGAAGTCTAGTCCTAAAAGACGAAAACCTTTCGGAATAAGCACTGTGCGTGGAGTAATCGGCTGTCCAGCCGCCATCGACGTAAGTATGTCCGGACGACCTTGATACTCCGCTCTTCCAGCAATTCCCGCTCCGCCGAACTGCTCTTGCAAGTCCTCTGCAAAACCAAGTCGACGTAGGATCGCCTGAGCCAAATTACAGGCAAAAACGCACGTCGCGGAGTTACCGAGGTTGAAGGAATAGTCGCCGAAGGCATTTTTCGTCAACGGTGCTGTTCCGCTGATTAAGGCAAAATCTCCCGGCCCAACAAAAAGCCGACTATCGTTAAAACCCAAATCCTGCATGTAACGAGATTTAGTATGCGGCATTGTCGTAACCTTTCTGGTTGAGCCGACTTGGTGTCAGCTTCTAACCGACTAAACTTGCGGGATGTCCCATGTGGAGGTCCCCAGATCGCGCCTGCCCCAGGCGAGAGTGAGCGCCACGAGACATCCCTTAAGATCAGAACTGCGTGGAATCGTCGCTGATGGGTTCTTTTAGAATCGGCGCAACGGCCATCTCCTCATCAGCTGACTGGGCAAGATTGTCCTGAATAATGAAATCTCGATAAAACGTCAAAGGATCATCCCAACACTTCGGGCATACAAGAGCGCCTCGATGAACACCCGGTTGTCTGCGGAGTCTGTCAGTGGGATAGTCCCAACCACAGATGTCACAGGTGTGCCAAGGAGTCCCGTGTATGCCCGAATGTGCTTGGTTAGGCATCTTACGATTGTGTCACTACGGCCCATTTGAGCCGAAGGTTCCTTCCCAAACAGTCGCACCAACGCTGATTCGCATGAAGCTAACCTGCTTGACGCTCCGCGTGTCGAAGTCATCTGCGAAGTCTTCATCAAGCTCGTGCCTGACGAAGAACTTCAACCGATGAGCCATCTTATCCGCGAGGGCGAACCAGGCGCTCTGCGAGGTTAGATAGTGGCAGACGAAATACTGCAAGTCCTCAGCGAGGACTGCGTTGATTTCGTTATCCGCCGTGTAGGGCTTGTGGGGCGACCCCAAGATTTCTCGCGCGATCCATTTCAGCTCAGGAGGGATAACCAACGTCCTAGGCTTGATGGTAATCGGCAAGCCTTGTGAGTCAGGAAGCCGTTCAAAGAAGTTGACCATCAGTTGAATCGCCGTGAAGCTTAGGTCAACGTCAGTAATCGGCCTGTTCGGGTACGTGCCGGCTGAGGCGATGATATTCGTCAGACCCGGTGCGACAGACGTCGCAGCCGGCCCGCCGAGTAGTGGGTGGCTTGAGTTGAAGAGTGAAACACCATCCGTCGTCGTTACAGTCGAGAACCCGAGGTTGAAGACGTTAAACGCCTGTTGTTCTTTGACGAAGTGCGCTGAACGCGCGAGAGCTTTCGGGACTTGGTTGATGACGTTGTACTGGTCATCTTCGTAGAGCTCAAAGCTGCATCGTACACCGAGACCGTAGGTCAGGTGCATATACCGCTTCGAACCGCCCTGAATTGCATCCGAGTAGGAGATTGCTTCGCCCTCAGGCTTCTCTACGAGGGGAGGCAAACCCGCGAACTCGACTTCGTCCTCGTAGGCCATCTTCGAAGTTTCAACGTGGAAGATATGCGAGTACTCTTCATCACGCTGAAGAAGATCGATCCAGTGGAGGAATTCGTCGTGCAGACCTGGTGCCATAAGTTGTGAGAACTGCCCTCTGACCATTGTCATCTTAGGCCACCAGTTGAGCTGCGCCGGGGAGCACTACGAAGTACACTCCACGGGTTGTGGAACCGAGGATACCTTGATCGTTAGGGTCTAGACGGACGATTTCTACCACCGCCGAGGCTCCGGTTTTCGTCTTATCAACATACCAGTGGCCGTCCGCGTCCAACGTAAGTCCATACTGCTTACTCACGTCGGTAGCTACGGTCGACTGCGACGGCCCGACTTGTCCGAGGAAGATCGTGTCGGCAACTGATACTTCAAACCCTTGCCGACCGTCTCTGAACAACGGACGCGAGATAGAAACAGCCGACGGCTCAAACGGTACAGCTTGTCCGGTCGAGGGTTGAGGCGTTGGGTTGACCGCTGCTGTAGGCGTGACGCCCAAAGCAGCGAGGTTGTTGCCAAACTCCTTAGAGAACCCGGCTATTCCGAATGCAACCGTGACACCGTCCCATGCTTTTACGCCACCGTCACCAGAGGCTAACTGCACAGGAGTGCCAGGAAGAAACGTCTGGCCGGCTTCTTCAGGGAGCCGCCGCATTCTTGGCTGATTGCCTGATACAGACTGAATGCTGTGGATCTCTGCTGAGGCCATTGATGCTCCTTTCGTAGAATACCGGACGGGGCGTTCCGGGACAAACTGTTACAACTTGTAATACTTTGTCACTTTGCTAAAGTCGGCTTCTCACCGGAGGTCAGGGCGTCAACCTCGGCGAGGGGTGGAATGTAGACTCCCACCTTTCCTGCTCTGGCAGCTGCACTGTCCGTGATACCCTTAATCGCTGACCCAGGCTGCGCACGGTCGCCAGAGGTGTCTTGAGTAGAACCAAACCGTCGAACCCGCTGCGACGCAGTCTGTTCGTTCCACTTCAACGCGCCGACGTAATCTACACGAGGAATGACCATGTAGATAATATCACCGTAGAAAACTCGCCCATCGCGCGCGAGTGAAGCTGGACAATCGAGTTTCTTTCCCTCACTAAGGAAATACAACTCCTCAGGCTTCGCCGGCCTGAATCCCATCGCTACGCACTGGTCGTAGCGCATTGTCGATTCTTTCTCGCCGACGGCTCGATTGACCCAACGACCGCAGAGGGAAGAGTTCTTTGGGATTAGGTTGACGAAGTTGGGCGCTCGCAGCGGTTTCGCGACGATATCCGCGTCGGTTATGGGTGGGGGTGCTATCGCCGGAGACGAATCGATTGCTCCTGGACGCTGACTTGGGGGCAAAGCCTGTGAGGTAATTGTTGGTGTCTTTGTGGCTTCTGGCATCGTCGTCTCCTAGGCGTTGACAAACTGCATTGACTTCTTGCGTTTGAGGTAGTTTTCTGGGCTAACTCCCATTCGATTCGCGACGCGAAGTTCTTCGGGAGTTAGTTGTTCGTTTGCCGGTTTGTTGTCGTTATTCGTTGGAGGCGTTCCATTCGAGCGTGCCGGTTCGAGGAAGGAGTATTTCTTCTTCCTAATCTCTGGGTTCGCCAATTCCTCGGCACGAATGCCCTTGATGAAGTAGAAGATCGACAGCCACGACTGAGGTTGGATCAGCTGAGTAGGATTGTACTTCTTCGCCTCGCCGTCGATGTCCTGCGCCCAGGCTCGAAACAACCGAGCGTCCATCGTGTTGTTCTGCGAATCGAGACTCGACAGATGATTCTCCGCCGACATACGAGCGACTTGCTGCGCTGCGGTGACGGCGATTGCTGTCGTAGGAGCGACCTGTTCGTTGAAGCGTTGAGTGAATGCCTGATCGCCGTCTTCAACGAAGCCTACCTTCTCCACAGGGGGCGGAGGTGGTTGTTTCTTCGCATTAGCTTCAAGTTCCTGAAGCCTCGTCTTTGTTGCGTTGAAGTCGTTCTTCATCGTTTCGACGAGATTCTTTTCTGTAGTACGTTCGGCCTCAAGAGTCGCGAGCCTCGTCTTGAGATCTTCCGCCTCTTTAAGCGACGCTGCTACCTGCTCAGGAGTTTTTCCCTCCAACTCCGGGGGCAGTTTCTCTTCTTTTTTGAACCAGTTCGGCATTACTTTGGACCTCCTGTTTCGATTTTCTTACGCTTTCCTGTTGACACTTCGTGGAGATAGCTTCGTATTTCAGCGGGCATACAGATGAGAGCTTCAAGAACCTCGAGATTCCCCTGAGCTCGAAACATCTTCGTCGTGTCACTATCCTTCGTTACAGTACGCATCGCTTTGTCTGCGGCAGATTGAAGCATCTCATTGTACTGTACCGGAGCCTGCTCCAGCCATCGGAGGACCTCCGACGGGACCTCCGCCAATATTTGGTTGAGCTGCACCCAGACCTCCTTGTGGCAACTGAGGCTGATTAGCAGGAGGCTGATTCTCCTGTGCCTGCTTGAGTGGATCGGGCAGCAAGCGTTCAACCTCGTCGTAGTCAAAGTTACGAAGCAACTTCTTCATCAAGAGATTCGAAGAGATGATAACCTGAACAAAATATTGCTTCACCAACGGTGCGACACCAGCGGATTGCAGAGAGTTGAGAAGCTGCGCTATCATTTGATAGTGCCGAGCCATCACCTGACTCAACATGATGTCGTTTTGCTTCTCTACTTCTTTGTTAACAGAAGCCGTCGAGGAGTAGCAAGGAAGAGCCATCTCCTTCTTGACGATTT